CTGGTGCGGCGGGCGCACAGGGTCGTCGCGGTGAGACGGATGTTGAAGCTATAACGCGGATTCTGCAGGCCGGCTTCGGCGGCTACGATCAGAGTCGCCGAGGCTTTGAAGAGGGTACCGAAAACATTGCTGAGGCGCGCGATCAGGCGATGATTGACCGCTATAATATGCAGATGCAAGCGCAGGAGCTCGCTCGTCAGCGTGCGCTTGAAATTATGGGCATCGGTGAGAAAGCTGAAGACCGGGCGGTCAGGGATGTGCGGTTGCCGACGCAGCTTGCGACCGAGGCGGCTCAGGCGGATCTGGCTAAGTTTAAGGCGGAATCTGCTCCTAGAGAGTTGGAGGCCGAATTGGGCCTCAAGGGCGCTCAGGCTTCATATTACCGCGACGGTCGCGAAGGTCGCGGCGGTGCAAAGGTGGACGTTGAGGCCCGCGCTGACCGTGATGAATTGGATGACGCCGCTGCTGATTACGAATCCGCTCGAACGATTTATAATGAGGCATTGCGCGAAAATAACATGAAGGCCAGCATGGTCCCGGCAGAGGTGAAGAGCGCATTCCTCGCCTCCAAGGCAAAACTGGAACAGCGGTCAAGGTCGTTTGCTCGTCGATATGGGGCTTCGCCGTACATCGGCGGTCAAGCTCAGGGCGCGGCTCCGACACGCACGGCGATAACGGCTGATCCTCTTGGTATCCGTCGTTAAACGGGGTATGGTGCCGTCATGGCTACCATCGCTGAAATCCGCAAGAAGTATCCTCAGTATAGCGATCTGAGCGATAGGCAGCTTGCGGATTCTCTGCGGACCAAGTTCTACAGCGACATCCCGGAAGAAGACTTCCTCAACCGGGTCGGGCTGGGTGAAACCTCTGTCCTCCGCGACGTAGGCGGCGCGCTCGTTCGCGGCGCTGGTCAGATCGTATCTCTTCCCGGCCAGCTTGCCGGCCTTGTTACTGGCGACATGGACAACATCTCCACGCGCGCGGGCAAAGCCGTTGAGGAGTTCGGCGAGGAACTCCAGACGGAGGCTTTCCGTGAGCGCCAGCGCCAACAGGCAGAGCGCGTGGCGGAGGCCGAGAAGGAAGGCTTCCTCTCTGGCTTCGGGCAGCAGGCCAAAGAACTTCTGACTGATCCCCTGTCGCTGGCGGCAGGCATCGCACAGACGGCGCCGGCTATGATCGGCACGGGCGGCGCTGGCCTTGCTGGTCGCGCTCTGGCTGGGCGCCTGATTGGCCAGCAGGCAGCAAAGCGTGGCGCTCTGGCAGGTGCTGCCACTGGCGAGGCCGCCATCGTTGGCGGCGACGCGGCGCAGGCTACTTATGACCGCGTGAGCCAGATGCCGCAGGAAGTGGTGGCGCGCTCAGACGCGTATCAGGCTGCCATCGCGGAAGGTGCTACACCTGAAGAGGCGCGTAACGCTGCGGCTATCTCTGCTGCCCGTCGCGCTGCTGCTGTCGCTGCTCCGATTGCGGCTGCCACTGGCCCACTTGGTCTCGAAGCCGCGCTGCTGACCGGCGGTGTGCGTCGGGGCGTTCTTCGTGGCGGCGCAGAAGGCGCCATTCGTGAAGGCGGCACCGAAATCGTTCAGGAAACCGGGCAGGGCGTTGCTGAGAACATCGGCGCGCAGGCCATCGATCCGAACGTCGCATTGACCGAAGATCTCGGCGGTCGCGCGGCTGCCGGTCTGATCCTTGGCGGCACGATGGGTGGTGGAGCAGGCGCTATTAGCGGGCTGCGTGGGCCGGAAGCTGAGCCTGAAGCTGAGCCGGGAACGGAGCCGCCGCCGCCGGCTGCGGGGCCAGAAGCTGAGCCTGAGCTTGGCGTCCCGGCTACGCCTTTCGGCGCTCCTCCCGTCTCTGAGCCGCCGGCTGTTGGGCCTGCCGGCCCGACTGTTACGATTGACGCTGAAGAAGTAATCATCGAACAGCCGGATGGTAGCTTTGAGGTCATCCCGCGTGCTGAGTGGGAGGCAACGCAGAGGGCGACTGAGCCTGAGCCTGAGCCTGTAGCTGTCGCGGAGCCAGTCGCGGAGCCTGTGGCCGTACCTACTCCCGCGCCTGCTACCACACCTGCGCCTGCGCCTACTCCCGCGCCTGAGGCGGCACCTGCTTCAGAAATTGCTCGTGGCAATGATGTACGTTTTAAAAATCCACAAGGCAACGATCTGCAAGGTAAGGTGGTTCGCTCTCGATTTAATCCCGACCTCGGACGAACGATTCTTGACATTGACGTACCCGGCGTTGGCTTGCAAAATGCTTTTGCAGACGAGGCAACTGTAGTTGACGTCGGTACTGCAGCCGTTCCGGCTGCGCCCGTACCTGCGCCCGTTGCGCCTGTAATTGCTACCGCTGAGCCTACACCTACCCCTGCGCCAGCCCCAGCCCCCGCTAAGCCGCCTCGCGCTCAAAAGCTACCGGCTCCTCCTAAGGCCGCGACCACGATGCAGGCGTACATCGCCCAGATCGCGAAAACATTTAAGAAGGGTCAAGATCGCTACAGCTTTGAGAGCGCGGTCTATCATGGCGTCGATCCCGACTGGCTGAACAGTCGCGCCGATCTCCGCCGCATGTTCGGCAAGGAGAAGCTGACGCGCGGTCGCGACGGCAAGGTGATCCAGAATCGCCGCCAGATCGACGAGAACCTGAAAGACTTTGCCGACCTTGCGATGGGGTTCCAGCCTAAGGACTGGGGCCTTTACGGCGAGGCCCTTGATGAGAACGGCTATGTCACACCTGAGGCTCTTGCTGACCTGATCAACAGAGACGCGCCAAGGTATGACCCAACCACCGGACGCCCTTATGAGCAGGAAGTTCAAGAGGAGGACTACGGCTTCGAGGCGACGGTGGAGGCCGTCTCTCGGGAGGCGAGCGACCTTGGCGTTGATCTGACCGACGCCGAGACGCGCGCCATCGCTGAGCGAATCGGTGCTGACGGCGACCCGGCGCAAGGCATTGTTGATTATGTGAACGAGAAGTTTGAAGGCCTTATGGCCGAGGCGCGCGACTACTCGGAATATGACGCTGGACAAGAGGAATTCCCTGATGGCCCTGTCACCAATATCGAAGATAGAACTGCTAAACCGGGCGTCGGTGGACAAGCGGTTGCACCCGGAGACACGGGCCGAGGCCAAACGGACCGCGAACAACCTGCGGGCACTGCTCCGGGGACCCAAGAAGGCTCTCTTGGACTAGAGACTGCTCAGGCCGTTCCAGCAGGGGGCATGACTGAACGCCAGCGCGCTGAGATGCAGGCGCGCTTGCAGCAGTCGCAGATGCGCCGCGGTAATCAGGAAGCCTTCGATCAGCAGGAAGGCGGCATGTTCGACGCCAGCCGCGATCAGGGAGACATGCTGTCCGATGTGCAACCCGGGGACTTTGTGGCCGGCGTCCGCATGGATATCGACAAATATCGGGGCGGCACCCTTTCCGATTTGCTGGAAGAGATTTTTGCTAACTTCGACAACAAGTTCAACCAGTACGACATGTACTTGGCGGGCCGCATCTCGACGATTCTGAGTGAGGTTGAGCGCGCCGGGTTCAAGGTTAAACTTAATATTCTTCAACAGGGAGATACCGCTCCGACGAGCGTCGCTTATGGTAGCGCGTATGGGTCGGTCAGCACCGACATTGATAACAATACGATTGACGTATACCTGCGATCCCCGACGATGGGCGAAGGCGCAGCGGGCAACACTTCGGAAGTTGTTCTCCACGAAGCGCTGCACGCAGTTTCCGCGTCGCTCATTCTCGCCCGGCGCCTTGGACGTACCCTTACCCCGAAAACCGAAAAGTTTGTCAGCGACTTAAACGATCTGTATGGCGTTTTCGTTAGGCACTTCAATCAGCGTGTGAAGTCTGGGGCTGAGCTCACTGAGTTTGAGAAGTCGATACGTGAGCGGCGCACCAATGCGCTTGTGAACCCCGACGAGTTTCTGACGTGGGGCATGACCAACGCCAATGCGCAGGAGTACCTGCGTGGCATCGAAGCTGGTCCGGGGCAGAATCTGTTTCAGCGGTTTGTCGCCATGTTCAAGAGCATGCTTGGCATCCCTGATGGCGACACGTCCGCGCTCAGCCGCCTTATCGAAATCATTAACCCGCTGTTCGAGGCCACTGAGGCCGATTACAGGGCGATTATGAAGACGCCCCCTCCCGGGAAGCAGGGGCCGGCGCAGGGGACTTTGTTTGCCCGCGGCGCGCAAATGCGTGGACGCTCGCCACCGCCTCCGCCGTCTGGCCCACCCCCATCAGGTCCGCAGCAGTCGCTGTTCCCGCCGTCGCAGCTGCCGCCCAGTCTCACGCTGCCAAAAGAAACACGCCTTCAACGTTACTCTCGCAAGCTGGTTGATCGTTTCGAGCGCCTGCGTGTTGTGCAGAGCCTTGGCCAACTGGCCGCCGGCATCGAGGGCTTCTACGAGGCTGCTCGAAAGTTTGATAGCCGTGCCGGCGAACTGATGCAGAAGTTCGAGCGGGACTTCGGCAAGAAGATCAAGGAGATTGCCCGCAAGGCTGGCTTCGGGATGAACGACATTGATCTGTATCTCTATTCGAAGGCGGCTCCGGAGATAAATGCCGACTTTGAGATGCGGGAAATCGGTCGCCTTGTCAGGAAGAAGGGCGGCGATCCAGCGATCATGACCAAGGTCAATGGGACAAATCCGAACTTCGACATGAACCAGCGTGATCGGGACTGGACCCCGGATCAGCCGCGGTGGTCGCACCCAGACCCGGCGATTGATGCGGCCATCCTCGCTGAGTACAAAAAGGCTAACACGACCCTACTGTCGGGTTCGGGTATTTCCAACAAGGACGCCTTTGATGAGGTGGATCCGTTGGAGAATGGCCCCAAGGGGCAGGCTTGGAAAGACATTGCCAAGGTCCATCGGGAATCCGTGAAGTGGGCGCTGGATAACGACGTTGCTCGCGGTGTGAAGTCGCGCAAGGTTGCCGACGAAATGTTCAAGGCAATCCCCCACTATGTTCCGGTGAAGGGTAAGACCAAACCGGGTCAGTATCTCTCTGATGCCGACTTCGCTCTGATGGATGATCAAGGCGATTCCTATGAGGAGATGATGTCCGGAGGCGCGGGCTTCTCCATCACCAAGAACGAGTGGAATCAGCGTCGCGGTCGTAAGACGTTGCCGTTCTCCCCGTATGGCACGTTCATGTCTGACATCGGCGCTCGCATCGTTCGCGGTGAACGTAACCGTGTCGGTCAGAAGATGATGGATTTCTTTATCAGGAATCCGTCCAACGAATGGCGCGTCTTCAGCGACCGCAATCCTCCGCGCGACCGGAACGGTAACATTCGGCGTCCTGACCCCCGTGATCCAAAATTCATGGTGGTGAAGCGCGGCGGTGAGACGTTCTACCTGCGCATCGAGGACCCCTTGCTCCAGAAGGCTGCAAAGAATCTGAACCCGACGCAGATGAATGCGTTCTTAGAGTTTTCAAACAAGGTGACGCGTCTGCTGTCGCGCTCGTTCACGACGGCGAACCCGGACTTCTTTGTGCCAAACATCTTCCGCGATCTGCAGTCCGCAGCGTTGAACCTTGCAGCTGACGCTCCGGGGCTGACCAAGGCTTTCGGCAAGTTTGTGAGGGACAGGAAGGCGTTCCGGAGTATTGCCGCGTTTGAATACGGGAGGCCCGGAGGCGACCCGGCTTTGCGCGACCTGTACGAGCAGTTCAAACTGGACGGTGGCTCAGTGTCATGGGCGCAGCGTGAGACCCCGCAAGAGGCGGCTGCCCGCATTCAGGATGACCTGAAGACGCTCGACGAACGGCTGAAGGACATCAAGGACGCCAAGGGCGCCAAGGAGACCATTGACGCTCTGTGGAAGCCCACAAGCAAGAGCTTCCGCGCGATGGTCGGCGCCCTCGAAAGCACCAACGCTATCTTCGAGAACGGCATCCGCTTCGCCGCCTATCGCGCTGCAATCAAAGTCGGCATGACCCGCGAGCAGGCGGCCATGATTGCCCGTGAGGCGACTGTAGATTTCAACCGGCGCGGCGAAGCTGGCGCTCTGCTGAACGCTCTGTACGCCTTCTTCAATGCCGGGGTTCAGGGTAGCGTCCGCACGGCGCGGGCGCTGTCGAATAATCCGTTCAAGACCGGCAAACTGTCGAGCACTCAGGCGGCGCTGCTTGGTATGATGACCACGGCTGCCACGCTGGCAGCTGCCAACGCGGCCATGTCTGACGAGGATGATGACGGCAAGCTCTTCTGGGACAAGATCCCGGACTATGAGAAAGAGCGCAACCTCATTATCATGAACCCCGTTAACGGTAAGAGCTACGTGAAGATCCCGATGCCCTACGGCTTCGGCTTCTTCCCTTATCTGGCGACCCGGACTATGGACGCAGCGCGCCGCGGTGACGACCTTGGCGGCGCCGGGATGGACATCGTGACTGCTGCGCTTGGGAATTTCTCGCCAATGCAGTTTAGTGCCGGTAGCATACAAAGCTCTATCGCCCGTGCTGCAACGCCGACCGTGTTCAAGCCGCTGACGGAACTTGCCTTGAATGAGAACTTCATGGGCAAGCCCATCTATAACGAGCCGTTCGACAGAGGCCAGTCCTATGCCTCCGTAGCTCGGTTCAATACGCCTGAAGGCTACAAGGAACTGTCTCAGTTCTTGAACGACATCAGCGGCGGAGAGGGTAAGGTTAAGGGCAGCTTGAACGCACCTGCCGAGAGCTTTGAGTATCTCGTTGAGTTTGGCTTAGGTGGCGTGACCCAACTTGCGAAGTCTCTCTACAAGACTGGCGCAGAGGGCGAGCCCCTTGCAGCCCCCGTGGTTCGCCGCCTTGTCGGCCAGCCGGGTAAGGGGCGCAACGTCGGCGAGTATTACGAACGCGAAGAAAAGGCGCGCGTCGTGAACCAGCAGATGAAGGATCTGACCGGTCTTGAAAGGCGCGCTCTGATCGAGAAGTTCCCGGCGGAAACTAATCCGCGTGTCCAGTCGGCCTTGACCAGCGCCCGCTCTGCGGTTCGCAAGCTGAACGAAGAACGCAAGCGCATTCGGAATCTGGACATCGATGAGGGTCTGAAGGCTGAGCGCCTTGAGGCTCTTCGGGAGCGCACCGACGCAGAGTTCGTGCGCTTCAACCGGATCTACAATCAGGTGGAGCAGGCGACCCGTTAAGGCCGCCTGCTTTCACGGCAACCTAAAATGGAATCGAATCCTCCTCGACCGGACGCTGCGGTGCGCGCTGGGCGGCTGCGCTGATGCGTTCCTGCCGGGTGGACTGAGCGCCGTCCTGCTTGGGTTCATACATTGAGACGATGATGCTCTCACGGCCATCGTTGCCACCGACGCCAGCCGGGTTGAACGTGCGGTCGAGCAGGATGTAGGGGCCGTTCTGCCCGTCCATCACGACGCCAACATTCTTGAAGCGACCCTTGGTCTGCCCCTGTCCGTCCGTGTATTCGCCGACCTTCACGACGAGATCATACTTCTTAGCCATTCACTCTCTCCTCAGTTAAACAGTTTGCGCAGCTTCAAGGCGCCGCGCGGTGCCATCAGTTCGGCTTCGTCGAGATAGCCGTTGTGCAGATCCCGCCACTCGCCACGTTCTTCCGGTGTCAGCTTCGCAACGATGTCGTATGCGGCCTCGCACCATTCATCCCAATCGACCATGTCGCCTTCTTCCTCTGGTTCCAGAATGTCGATGTGGAGTTCCTTCTTCTGGCGCGGTGCTGCCGTTGTCTTGGCGGCCAGCTTCTCTTCGAGGCTCTGCACCTGCACTTCTGCAGCTGGAGTTTCCTCGAAGTCCGTGATGTCGAAGCCCGTGATATCGACATCGCTGCCGGTGTTCTCATCGGCTTCGATGACGCCCTCCGCTTGATTGTCCACGGCCACAGCGCGCTGCGCTTCGGTCGAGAGCGGCATGTACTTGCTGGCCCGGCGCACGACAGTCTTGCGCCACATCTCGGCTTCGTCTGATTTCCACGGGCCGACGATGTTGCCGTCCTTGGACTTGGCCGATGAGCGGTCGCGGATAGCAAGGATCTGTTCCTTGCTCATCACCTCGAACTGGGTCTCGCCGTTCTTCAGCTTCCACACGCAGTAGGCACCGATCATCGCGCCGCGATTGGACAGGCCGTGCTTGTGGACGATGCTGGAGTCCAGACCTTCTACAACCTCGAACAGATCGTTCTCGTGAACCAGCCGGCTCTCGATCTTCAGTACCTCACCGGACTGCATGGCCAGCTTCATAAGGCCCTTATAGCGGGGCCGGAATTGCGCCACGTTCTTCTTCAGACGCCCATCCCATACCTTCAGGATGTCTGCCTCACCCATGTTCTTGTTGAGGCTCAGGCCCAGTTCTGCGGCGCTCAGGCACGCCTTCAGCAGCGAGCCGCGGTCGCACTCCAGCAGATCCATATTGTCGGCCACAGCGGCGACGACGATGCCTTGGAATTTATCGACGGTCATCGCCTGCGGCAGGAGGCTACGCAGGTGACTCTCGCGCATGGCGAGCTCCTGCTTGAACCGGTCCATCGGTTTGGCCGGGAGATTACTTGCTGACATTCTTCAGTTCCTCTTCGAGATCTTCGATCATGAGTTCAATCGCGCGCTCAACGGTTGCGCGCAGGGTGGGCTTGAGCGGGTGGCGCTTGGTGAGGGTGCGTAGCTGTGCCAGCAACTCACGGTCGACCCGCATCATCACGTCGTCTCTCTTGATCACGCTGTACCTCATCATTTTGACACCGTAACTTTCTTGTAGCCGGAGCGGGCGCCGTAGAAGTTACCGATCATCTCGGCGGTGATTTCAGTGCCGACCGACGCCTTGACGGTGCTGATCGACAGCTTGTGGTCGCCACACTTCACAACGGCCTTGTCCTGCGACGTGTTCATCTTCTTCATCTCCTCGATGCTGAGGGTCAGAAGCTCGGTCTTTGCTGCGTCCTTCTTGGCCTTGGCCTCCTTCTCAACCGCAGCGTTCTCCAGATACGTCTGGAACAGGTGGGCATGCTCCGTGGTGAGCGTCACCTCAGACATCGGCACGAAGTCCAGCAGGCGCACGACGGCGTCTCCGTCCTTATCGAAGTCGACCGGCGGCTCCTCGCCTGACCGGACACTGTCCCAGAACTTCGCGACATGAGATTTAATTTTCGAAATTATTTCCTCGCTACGGGGAACCTTCATGCGGCGTGGCTCGTTCCGTATCAGCGCAATCAGCCAGCCATACTCAGCGTCAGTGCAGGCCATCTGATGCAGAACCTGCAGGACGTAGTTGTCGGGAGCGCAGGTGATCGTGTCACCTTCGTATTCCCAGCCATCGCCGTGCGCCGACCACTTGATCTCGACCGGGTGGCCACCGTCCGTCTGGAAATCCAGCGATGCACCCATGCCGGGACAGTCATCCGCGGTGTAGTAATCGACGACCTTCTCGATCTTCATATCCCAGCGGTGCGCCGCCCAGTTAGCAATGCCGCTTTCGAGAAAGGTGCCGGCCTGAACGGACTTGTTGTCCGAGAGATCCTCAGGCGGCAGCTTGCCAGACTTCTCCATCCACAGCTGCCAGAGCGTTGTGAACGGGGACATGTCGAACAGCGCCGCGACATCGCTTGCGCCAATGTGTTGTGATCGTAGCTCGTGCCAGTGGGTCTGGTCACGTACAGATATTGCTCCCATGTATGCCTCCGGTATTGTTGTTGTGGGGTTGCAGGCATACCGCCGTCTACGGTTTTATGTCAAGCCCCTTGTAAACGTCGTCGAGAGAGCGGGCTAAGATATAGATTCCACCGCGTCTTTCCCACGCAATCTGCCACGCAGCCTGCACCTGACGCTGCTTGCCACGCTGTGCCTTCACCTCGATGGCGAACGCGCGACCGGGGGCAATCACGCCCAGCAAGTCCGGGGTTCCCTCCGGCGCCGACTGAATCACGCGGGCGCCGCCGTCCAGTGGGCGGAACTTGCCGACGTTGATGCGGAACATCATGATGTCCATGCGGCGCCCCAGAGCTAGGCGGATCTCGGCTTGGAGGACGGCCTCGCTCATGCCTCTGGTTTCCAATCAAGGATGTCTTTGCTTGAGATGTATCGAACCTTAGGTTTTTTTGCATCAAACATGATGTGTATGGCGATGCCTTTATCTGTTTTTTCAAATGTGATCTCAGCGGGTATGCAGGGGCCGGTGGTAACCCACTCTCTTAGAAGCCTCTCAGACTGCACAAGTAACCACTCTTCAAGGTCAATGCTCATGCCCGCGACTCCATCTTATAGTCCTTCACCACGATGCCGTCCGTGCCGTTGATCATCGCGGCTCTCACCCACGACTTGCGACCCGACTTGTATGTCCGCCAATGGCCACGGCGCAGGTGGGCGACCGGCGATGCGTGCGTCCCGCCCTTGCTGACCTCGGACACGCGGCGCTTCCCGGTGATCGTGATAACCTTGTAGGTATAGAGAGGCTTCTTCCCGCGAATCCGGCGCTTTCTCGCGGTCTCGGCGTCGGGGCGGTGGTCGATGATCTCGGTGTCGTACTCGGCCAGCGCCTTGCAGAAGTCCATGTAGACGGAAAGTTCTTGGTTTAGGTTCTTCAACTCGTTAGGAATGAAATGATCTAAGGGCATCCTGCTACTAACGGCCCCGTCCCACGCTTCCCCGACCGCAAGAATGTCGTCCGTTATTACCTTGGCTTCCGAACGACTTAGCATGATCTCCTTGCCATAGTAAAATCGCCAGTGGACGAGTGGGGGCACCCACTTACCACTGTTGTCATTGACGAAGGCCGGGTAGAGAACGACGCTGTCACCCTCATCGACCATCAGAACCAAACGCTTTGAGGATCGAAATTCACCGGGCTTCAACTCGCTGTCGGCTGTCGCATATTCTATGACGGTGGTTGGGAACGGTGGTTTCAACACGTCTGTGGATATGATCACGCTGTCACCAGAATCTGGCAACACGTAACCGTCTTCGGGTAGTTTAAAGTGAACCGCATGCGACTGCAGCCGTTTGCGCAGCCGCCCGAAAAACGCAGCCCCCTGCGGGGTTGTTTTCATATACCGCGTCAGGTCATCGCAGAACTCGTCCGAAAAATATCCCATGCTCATTGCAACGTCACCCCTTCGTTCTCACCGCTCAGGCATTCCATTGCGGCGTTGACCGCCGCAGCCATCGCCACGAAGCACCTGCTGGCCTCAATCTCATCAATGCCGCGCTCTTCCTGCCACTCATCCAGTGCCCGCAGCAGACCAACTGACAGCGCGTGTATCAGCGACAGAGGGATCAATACCGCATCTGGCCTTGAGTCGTTCCCATCGTCATCTTCCATATCGCTGTCCTCTCTTCTTCGGTTAGCCCGTTCGTGGTGGGAGCATTGCGCCCGCCCATCTTCTTCGCAATGCGCGCAGCCTCCTGCCCGCAGATGACATTGAACGCCCAGTGCGTCGGGTTCTTATACCCACGCTTGCGCGCGACGCTGGTCAGCACCTTGAACTTATTCTGAATCATGCCCTCTGGTGTCGCGACATTCTCCTCACCCTCGCGGGCCATCATCACCAGATCGCCATCGACGTGCTTCACAGTGCGCGGCTTGACCGGATAGACGTGACCGCACACCGGGCAGGTGGGGCTCGGCTTGTGCATGGCGAAGCAGGCGGTGCATGTCCGCACCGTCTCTGCCTTGTCACCCTTGCCGCGTCCCTGCACGAACCCGTCAGCCAGCGACCACTCGCGGTCGTCGTCGATGAACCCGTGCCGCGCCGTGTTGCCAGCGTGGTCGAGGATGATGGTCTTCTCTTTGTCAGGGTGCGGCCTGATCGCGCGTCCGCACTGCTGCAGGTATAGGCCCAGAGACTTCGTCGGGCGCAGCAGGATCGCGACCTCCACTGCCGGCAGATCGAACCCCTCGCTCACCAGATCGCAGCTGGTCAGCACCTGCACCCGGCCCTCCTCGAATGCCTTCAGGACGCCGTCGCGTTCCTCTTCGTTCATGCCCCCGTCGATATGGCTGGCCGTGTAGCCTGCCTCCCGGAAGTCTTTGGCCACGTCCATCGCGTGTCTCACGCTCACGCAGAACGCGATAGCCTTCTTGCCCGATGCGTATTTCCCGTAGTGCTTGACCGCGCTCCCGGTGATGACGGTCTTCACCATCGCCGCCTCAAGCTGCTTCTGCACGTAGTCGCCCATGCGGGTGCCGACGCCGCCCAGATCCGGCGCGCTCGGCGCATAGACGATGGCGTGGGAGAGGAACCCCTGAGCGGTCAATTCCGCCACCGTGGGGCCCATCACCATGTCGTCGAACATCTGACCCAGCCCCTTGCCGTCGAGGCGCTCAGGGGTGGCTGTGACGCCAAGCAGGCGCGCTGTCGGGAATCCTGCCACGACCTTGCCCCAGCTAGACTGCGACGTGAAGTGATGCGCCTCGTCCCCGATGATCAGATCGAATGGCTTCATACCCTTCATCCGCTTCACGAGCGTGAACACGGAGGCCACGACGACGTTCGCCGTAGGCACACCCCTGTATCCCCCGGTCATCACGGCATGCGACACGCCGACCTTCTTCAACGCGCCACTGATCTGCTTCAGCAGTTCGCGGCGATGCGCCAAGATCAGGATGCGCTTGTTGTTCCGCGCCATGCCGGCTGCGATGTATGAAAAGATCACGGTCTTGCCACTGCCGGTCGGGCTGACCAGCAGGGTGCGCCCGTGGCCAGAGCGAAAGCTATCGCGCACCGCCTGCACGGCGGATTCTTGGTAATCTCGAAGCTGCATTGTATGTCCTCAGGGGGAGTGGCAGACACCTTGGCCCGGTCTGCCAGCGGGGGGCGACGTGCCGACTCCCCAATGTTGGGAAGTCTTCCCGGCCCGTCCAAGCTCTTGTCAGTCTTTGCGCCGACCCTTGGCGATACGCCCGGTCTTTCGGTCGCGATGGAACATCGTCTCGCATTCCATCTTTAGTTCGTGAAGCTCACGGCGTAGCTTACCCTCGACGTGCATCAAGGCAAAGATAACTGCCAGCAGAGCCAGTGCAATCAAAATAGTCATCGCTCACACCTCCATACCTCGCTGGACGTCGCCAGATTGCTCGGCCAGCCGGTGTCCTCAGTGAAACTACGCTCCTCGAACAGAAGCATATTCGTCGGTCGGATCAGGAGCCTATCCCCTTCCGTCCGCATAAACATAAATTCTTTGCTCTGCTCCGGCGCCGCGCTGAACCCATCGTCCCGCGGGCAGGCCGTGAAGAGATACCGCGCTCGGTTATCCGTGCAATCATAGCGCGCCGTGAGATCCGAGAGATACGCATAGCGCACCACGTCGAACTCATGGCCGTAGCAATCCCACACCTGTGCCTGCCTCAGCGTCCAGTCGGGCTGGGCGGGCTTGGGACTGAACGCAATCGCATGGGGTGGGACGCCGCGATAAACGGCGCCGCACTCCAGCATAACGTGGCAACCCCAAGCCCTTCCCGGCTCACTGCGAACGGCGAACCACACCGCAGGTTCCCAGCCTTCCCCACCGCGCCGAATCAGGGCGCTCGACACCCAGATGTATTGATGCAGGGGGATGTCTTGGCTGCTCATGGCCAGATGTCGTCGTCGTATAGCATGTCCAGCGTCTCCTGCTCGGTCGCTTTGTTACGGACGATCAGGAAGATCGCAGTCGCAAACGTCGCGACCATGACTGCCAGCAGGTATCGGCCAGACATGATTACCCCTCGATCTTCAGCGGACAGATGCGATAGCCGACGTTCAGCACGGTGCCGTTGTCGTAGCGGCAGAAGTGATTGCCATTGGCATACCACTCACCAACCAGAAAGCTGGCGATGGCATATGCCGGTGTGGCAATGCCAGCCGCAAGCGCGGCAGCGATAATCAGTTTCTTCATGATGCTCTCCTGTTTCTCAGCTTACTCGTAACGCCACACACGCACACCGCCATCGGCCAAACGGACGACGAACTTCTTACCATAGCGCCGGCCCGCATGTGACGCAGTGCTGGTCATCGAGCGGAGCGGTGCGCCCTCGACGAAGAAGCTCTGCCCCACTTCCAGCTTCGTCCACGGATACTTCGGACGCCGGCTGCTCGGCTGGCGCGCTGCCGGGATTGCGTAACCATCTTCAACTTGGAATGTCATTCTGTCCTCCGGTTTTTTAAACTTATAAGTCACGGCGATACCGCTCGTCCCTAAATATCACGTTTGCTTCAGCTACGCTAATACCAAACGTGTATGTCAACTCATGCGGCTCACGCTCCATCAGTGTGGAATCAGACCATCCGCGCACCGTCTGAAGCGCAAGCTCGAAGCCCTTTGATCTCTTCGTCAGTCTCATAACCCTACTGGCCACTCATGTTTCGGCATAAAGATCCCGCGCGACATCGCCCCCTTGAAGCGGATCGAGTTTTCACTCTTTCGCGCACTCGGATGGCGCAGCAATACGCCCGACCAGCCTTCGTAATAGGTCGACGTCTGCATTATCTTGTTCATGCCGACGATGCTCTGGCCAACCCACACGCCGGTCGGCAGGCCATGTTCAATCTCAACCTTCAAGCCGACGCGCGACAGCGACTCGTCGGCAATCCTCAGGCTCACGTCTGCGTTCTCTTGCCGGCTGAAAGATATCAGCAGAAGCTCCCCAATCGTCCGGTCTTGCACGCCGTGAACGGTTTCAACGCGGATCGCACTCTGCACGATGTGATCCAGCAGCACCCGATCCTCACGCTCTGACTTCACCTGCAGAAACTCGTCGAGGTTCACCGTGTTCAGGTATTTCTCACACTGCTTCATATCCAACTGCTTCGTGCTGTAGAGGCTGTAGTTTCCAGCCATCAGCGTCCCCAGCTGGTCACCGATGCGGCGGTTGGCTAACACCGTCGCAATCGTTTCCTTGAAGACCTCGACGTTGTGACGCAGCGTGAACAGGTTGTGCAGCTGACGCGCCAATAGCCTTTGCGGCATCTCCCGCGGTATCTCAGCGGCCAGATTGAGGAAGGATTTAAACATCTCCTCCTTCTTGCGCCGGTCTTCAGCCGTGAACGAGTCCATTGGCTTAATCGTCAGCACCGCGGTGCGCGTCAGGTCGGCAGCTTCCTTCAGGCCCACGCCAATCGACGACATCAGGAACGCAGACCGCATCGTGAACGCCCGCGCTTGGTGGTTCGCTGACCCCTTCATGATGCGCCCACGCCCTTCGGTCGACGCCTGCCGCATCAGATCAAGCACCGCCTTACGACGCGCCGCCATCGCCATCTTATACTTCTCGTCGCCGTCTTCCGCTTCGTCAAAAATCACAGGCATGGCGTCGTTATCGATCATCTGCCGGATGCCAGCTTCCGTCGTGGCGCCCAGTGGATAGATCCCCAGATCGCCAAGGCAGGAACCCGCCACCAGCTTCACGATTGTGGACTTCCCCGATCCTTGGTTGCCCGTGACCCATGCGTGGGTGCGCCAGTCCAGTCCGCCACACACCACCGCCGTCGCAATCCAGCCAGCCAGCAGGTCTCCGTAGATCGGGGCTTCCCATTGCACCTTGTTGCACAGTTCGCGGATCAAGCGACCATCGTCGTCGGTCGCCTGCCGGCTGTAATCATGCACATCCAAGATCAGGCTTTGACTTCTATTGTAAATCCAGCGGCTCTTAATCCGAACGAACGACACATTGCGCGTTTCCGCACCGGGCCTGCTCACGATCAGCTTGCCGCCCGTGTTCATAATCGCCCGCTCAACGCCGTCGTCTGCCTCATCAATCCACACACCGCGCCCGCGCAGTCGCCTCGAATCATACACGTCAACGTCGTGACACATCTTCATGACTCGCGCGCCAGCCATGATCCAATCGACGTTCTTTCCATCCATTTTGCCTTGCGGCATCCCCCAGTGCACCGGATCTGGATAGATGTTTATGCACCCCTTCTGGCTCATCAAATAGCTCGGATCGAATGTGTCCACCTGCTCCCGATCCTGCGTCATAACCATGAACTTATTCTTATCGAACCCCAGCGGTCGCCACTCGCGCGCGGCTTCCTCGTCAGGGTCTTCGTCCTCCAGCGGTGTCACATCGATGACCATCTCAGGCACCGCTGCGCGCTTCAGTTCCCGGCGCAGGATGTCCGTGATCTGCTGCGGCTTTGCCTTCAACGGCAGCGCATCAGCCAAATCCCAGCCATCCGGGAACACCGCACTCAGCGTCACAATCGACACCGGCACACGGTGCTCACCCAGTTTCTTCTGTATCTCCAGCGCCGCCTCGATGCCGGGCGTGTCGTTGTCAGGCCACACCACACAGCTATGCCCAGCCAGCAGGTTCCAGTCTGTCTGGTCAACCGCCTTCGCCCCGCCCTGCCACGTCGTGATTACCCAGCCCTCGGGCACATACTGCGCTGCACCATCGGCGGCCTTCTCGCCCTCGACGATCAGCACCGGTGCGCTCGGCGATGCCGCCAATAAGTCGCCGTTAAGTAGCGGGCGCGACTTACCGAACCCAGCGGTCAGAAACTTCTTCCCGTCCCAGACAATCGGCCTGATCTCTTTGCGGCCAGTCGGAGGGTTCCACCGTGCCACCGCGCCGAACGCGCCGCCGTCAGCCATGCGGTATACCCACATGGCGTCCGGCTCACCCATCAGCCTGATCAGCGTGTCCGGTATCACCACCGGCTCAGGCATGGGCGTGACAATCTCCGCCTTCGCCGTGATGTCCTCAGCAATCGCCAGCGCCTTCAGGTCTACCTTACGCATGGCTTAGGCCCAGCATCTCGGCAAAACCCTTGATGGTTTCCTGCAGGCTGTCCCCGAACAGCTTCATGGACAGATCAATCATATCGCCCTTCTCGCCGGTCGCGAAGTCCTGCCAGCGCCCCGTGCTGAACGATACGCCCAGCGATGGGTTGCGGTCGTCACGCCACGGCGCACACGCCAGATACCAGCCGCCCTGACGCTTACCGCCCGGCAGCCAGTCACGACACAGCGCCTCGATGTGAGATGGACTCAACCTATCCTTGATATCACGGATGGAATACGACCGGGCATTGACGGGTGCGGCGGGTGAACGAGGGGGAGCATGCCTCCCACCGCCTCTGTGGTTTTTAGGCAAGCCTTGGACAGCGCCACAGTTCCCGGTCGTCATTGTTATATTATCCCTCTACGTCCGCGCCGTCAAACGCGGGGTGCCAATGCTACAGTTTCAAATTGAACTGACAAGCCTGTCAGCAAAATTATTCCTCAACATCAGCATCAAAAAGACCGCTGACAAAGCTAAACCTATGGAAACGCTCAGGGATTTCTGACAGCACATAGGTGTGACCCTGCGCGTCCTTCCAATGCCCGGACTTCATCAGCCGAATCCGAAACATCAGCGCCTCTGGATCAACCTTGATGTCCCACTGCTGCTCCTGCTCGTTCGTGCAGTGACCCAACAGCATGATTGGTTTCCAGCCCTTACGTAGGGTGCAATCCATCTCGCAGATGATCATCTCGGTCGGACTGACAGGCTCCAGCACTTCGAACGGCAGGATGCTACCATCATCGGTGCGACGGTTCGCATACCGCATCAGCCCGCCCTCCGGCCCGTCCGCGCTTCCACCGCACGGCGCAGCATCAGCGGGGTGAATCCCCACATCCGCATCGCCTCGCTGTAATGCTTCACCAACTCCGCAATCTCAGCGTCAACGGTATCCATCTGGGCCTTCAGCGCATCGCGCCTGTCGAACGCCGCAGCCGCAGCCGCAATCGTTTCATTCTCAGTCATGCTCCCCCTCCCTCTCAGTGCTTCGCGGCTGGCCGCATGCCGTATTCCCGGAGCAGATCAAGCGCCCGCTCCATCTCGGCATACAAGCGCCCCGGTATCATGCTGTCATCCGTGTAGGCGTCGAACGCATCGACCAGATTGTCCAGCACCCGCAGCGCCCGGCCAGCATCGCGCGCGGTCAGGTCGCCCGGCTTCTCCAGATGCATCGCGCTCACCAACTGATCCCGCGAGACCGACGTCAGCAGGTCGCCCAGCTGCGCCCACGCATCAACGTCATCCTCGGCCCTGATGCCGAAGCACAGCGTAAACTCATGATGTTTCATCATATTTCTGACTCCCAATCCAAATCACTAGACAAGCTCTCAATCGCCAGCCGCAAATCCTTCGGCAGCGCCGCCGG